TAAACTTGTACCTGCATCCTACCATCCTCAAATTATTTCTATACCAGAAAACTTTGACACACTTGATTTAGTTGCTTTGTATCATAAATGTCATTGCATGATATACCCAACAATGGGCGAGGGATTCGGAATGATCCCATTTGAGTCTATAGCAACAGGGCTTCCGACTATTGTAACAAATTTAACTGGCTGTGCAGATTTTGCAAAATATGGCATACCTTTGGAAGCAACTTTTATTAAAGCAGATTGGCAAGATCATTTGTATGATTGCGATACTGGTGAGTGGGCAAGTCCAGACTTCCAGCAACTGATGGACCTTATGGAAAATGTTGTTAATGAATATGAAGATTTTAAAAAGTATGCAATAAAATCTGCAAGAATCTTGCACTCGGAATGGTCGTGGGCGGCGACTGCTGATAAGATACTAGCGCGTTTAGAGTTTTACGAAAATTCTTTATCGTAGTCCTTAGTATCAATCTTTGACTGTGCTCTCGGCACAGTCTAAACTGGATACTCTTATCTATCAGGAGGTATTACATGTCGCTATTGTCGCCAGAGTTTATTGCTAGTTATATTACAAAGACCCCACCTTGGGGTTTTGGTGGTCTTGGAGAAGTTGTTTTTCTTAGAACCTATAGCAGAAAAATTGAAGGCACTAATAAAACTGAGACATGGGTACAAACCATTAAAAGAATAATTGATGGCGCAGTCGATATCGGTGTTCCATTTTCTAAAGAAGAAGCCGAGCAGTTGTTTGATCACATGTTCCAGCTTCGATGCTCAGTATCTGGCAGAGCCCTCTGGCAGCTCGGCACACCTCTTGTATCTCAATTCTCGGGTACTTCGTTGAATAATTGTTTTTATACAAACATTGAAAAAATTGAAGACTTTGAACTTTTGTTTGATTACTTGATGCTGGGTGGAGGTGTTGGTTTTTCAGTAGAGCGATCAAAAATTCATGAACTACCAAAGGTCAAGGCGGTTAAGTCAATTACTGCTGAAAGAAGCAATGATGCTGACTTCATCGTTCCGGACTCAAGACAGGGTTGGCGAGAATTGCTTCATAAAGTGCTTGAATCATATTTCATTTCTGGTAAATCTTTCACATACTCAACTTTGCTAATTCGTGAATTCGGTACACCACTCAAGACATTCGGAGGCACTGCCTCGGGTTCTGGAGCTTTGGTTGATGGAATTGACGACATCTGCAAGGTTCTTAATGAGCGTGTTGGCAAGAAACTTCGCTCCATTGATGTTTTGGACATTTGCAATATCATTGGAAGAATTGTAATCTCTGGCTCTTCACGAAGGTCTGCGCAAATTGCAATTGGTGATCCTGATGACATGTTGTTCCTTAAGGCAAAAAACTGGGGTAGCGGCAATGTGCCTGCGTGGAGAGCTAATAGTAACAACTCTATTTACGCTGATGCTTACGATGAAATAGTAAGTGAGTTGTGGAAGGGCTATGATGGCACTGGTGAGCCTTATGGTTTGGTGAACAGAAAGCTCGCAAGAACTTATGGTCGCTTGGGTGAGAAGTCTCCTGATCCTTCAATTGAAGGCTTTAATCCCTGTGCAGAAATTGCGCTTGCGGATGGCGAGTCTTGCAACCTTGCAACAATTTTTTTACCAAACATCGAAAGCCTTGCTCAAATGTTAGAGGTTTCAAGACTTCTGTACATGGTGCAAAAACAAATTACAAGACTTTCTTACCCATACGAAAAGACAAGTTCTATTGTGCACAAGAACGCTCGCTTAGGTCAATCCATCACTGGTATTTTGCAGTGCGATGAAAAACAGATCGGCTGGTTGTCTGACGCATATTCATTCTTGAAAGAGTATGATAAAGCCTATAGTGCCGAAAATGGTTGGAATCCATCTGTCCGTCTTACAACGGTACAGCCATCGGGAACTCTTTCGCTTCTCCCAGGCGTAACCCCTGGCATCCACCCAGCTTTTGCTCCGTACTATATTCGCAGAGTTAGGTTTAGCTCAGTTGACCCGTTGGTTGATGCTTGCCGTAGAAGGGGTTATAAAGTTACTTGGGATATGGGGCTTGATGGTCGAGAAGACCACAGTCGGTATGTTATTGAGTTCCCATGCAAATCTCCTGAAAATTCCATCCTTGCTGCCAACATGACTGCAATTCAACAGCTTGAGTGGGTTAAGAAGATGCAAACTATTTGGGCGGACAATGCTGTTTCAGTAACAGTGTATTACCGCAAAGAAGAGCTACCACTGATTAAAGACTGGTTGAGTAAGAATTATGATTCTTCTGTAAAGTCGGTATCTTTCCTATTACATGTTGATCATAACTTTGCATTACCTCCATACGAGGAGATTAGCAAGGAAGAGTATGAAAAGGCATCGTCAAAGCTGGATCTTAGCATTCCGCTTCAAGAAAACTCAATGGATTTGACTATTGACTTTGATGACTGTGCAACAGGTGCTTGCCCAATACGCTAAAGATATCAATTTGGTGCAAGACAAGTATCATTATCTATTGAAACCGTAAAATATTTGACAACTTGTGTCGCTATTGTTCTTTATTTAAGAAAAATGATGTACAATAGATTTAATGAGTATGGATGCGGTAAAGAAAAAACGACTTTGGGTTCCTGAAAGAACTTACGGCGTTTGTATCTGGGTTCTTCCAGACGGTCAAGTGTTATCGGATGGTGATGGTTTTCTATCAGCAGAAGGTTTCGTTGGTGACAAAGATATTGAAGATAGAGTTTTTGCTGCCGCTAAATACTGGACGGGAAGTGAAGAAGGTGAAGTTGCTTGGGTTCATGGAGCAAGAAAGATTACTGCATCTGAAAGAGATGATCAGGTAGATAGATTAAATAATGGTCACATACCAGACCCGTATGAAGATTTTTTTGACGGATTGAGGAAACATGGAAAATAAAATAGTGCATGTAGTTGATGAGCCAGTAACAGATGAGATTGATGATTTATCATATTTTGGATTTGATTCCACCCCTGTAAATGATGACCCATTTGCAAAAATTGCATATTCAAGTCTTTCCCCGAAAATGAAAAGAAAGGTATCAAGGCTCGCTAAGAAATATGAAGGCATTGATGGGGTAGCGACAAAGTATATTGACCCAGAGACTCTTGATGGCTACAGTCTTTACGATATTGTGAACCCCCCGTATGATTTAGACAATCTTGCCGGGCTTTATGATTCAAGTGCAATTCATAACGCATCTATCGCAGCAAGAGTTATGAACACAGTTGGTCTTGGCTATGAGTTTGTTGAAACAATCAAAGCAAAAAGAAAGTTAGAAAAAGTTGCTGGCGATCCAGAAAGGCTTTCTCGTGTTAGAAAATATATTCAAGATGAAAAGCAGATGCTTGAAGATATTTTTGAAAACACTAATAAAGAAGAAACTTTCAATGAAACAATGATAAAGATTTGGCAAGATGTTCTTACCATTGGTAATGGCTATATGGAAATTGGTCGTAACAATGCGGGAGAGATTGGCTATATTGGTCACATCCCAGGAACACTTATGCGTATTCGCCGTCAAAGAGATGGTTTTGTTCAGATCGCTAGGAGCAATAAAATTTCCGCAGTGTTCTTTAGAAACTTTGAAGATAAAGAAACTGAGGATCCAATCAACACCGATCCAAATCCAAATGAAATTATTCATTTTAAAACATACTCTCCAAAGAATACATATTACGGTATCCCATCGGCAGTTTCTGCAGCCGCTGCAATTGTTGGAGATAAGTTTGCAAAGGAATACAATATTGATTACTTTGAAAATAAAGCAATCCCGCGTTATGCAATTATTCTAAAAGGTGCAAAACTTAGCAATAAGTCAAAACAGGAATTGATTAACTATTTTAGAAAAGAAGTCAAGGGGCGCAATCATGGCACTCTTGTTATTCCAATCCCTGCTTCAATAGGTTCTGATAGTGATATTAAATTTGAAAAGCTTGAAGCCGGCATTCAGGACTCATCTTTTGATAAATATCGTAAATCAAATCGTGATGAGATTCTTGTTGCAAACAGAGTTCCAGCTCCAAAAGTTGGTGTGTATGACAATGCCAACCTTGCTGTGTCTAGGGATGCAGACAAGACATTCAAAACTCAAGTGATCGGTCCAGATCAGGCGGTTGTTGAAAAAAGATTGAATCGTGTTGTTGCTGAATTTAGTGACATGGTTGTTTTACAGTTTAAGAGAATTGATTTGATTGATGAAGACATTCAATCTAGAATCAATGACAGATATTTGAGAACGGAAGTTATTGCCCCGAATGAGGTCCGTCAGCAGCTCGGCTTGCCTGAGCGCACAAATGGCGATGAGCCATTGCCGTTCCCAACAAAGATTAAGAAAGAGCAAACTGGTGCGGGAGCTCCAGTAGGCAATTCTAATAATCAAGCCTCGCAGCCAAGAAATGCTAGGTCAGATACGCCAGAAGGCGCTTCTGACCCAAGGGCATCTGGCGATCAAGCAGAACGAGGCGAAGTACAAGATACCACAGGAGGTTCTAAATGAATTACGGATCCGGAATAGTTTTTTCCAACACAGCAGTGACTAGTACGAGCGGCACATCAGGTGTTGTGTCTACTAATGGTCACACTAAATGCATACATTTTTACAATACCCATGCTACAACAAATGCGACAGTTAAGCTTAATGGTGGTCCTCACCAAGTAGTTATTCCTGCAATTAATAGCGGCGGCGGCTATGTTGAAATTGAAGGTGATTTTACAAACTTTCAAGTTATGACGGCAGGTGTAACACTTGCTGTTTATGCTGTTGCATAATTTGCTTGCATTAAAATAATGTATTATACTGGTCTTAATTATCTATATGAACGACTTTAATATTTCTTTCCCAATTGAAATGATTAAGAAGGAACAGCGTATTGTTTCTGGCATTGCAACTGCAGATAATATTGATAAATCTAATGACATTGTAGACTTTGCTGCGTCTGAAATAGCATTTAAAAACTGGCAAGGCAATATCCGTGAAATGCATGCCCCCATTGCTGTCGGCAAGGCTATCAGCTACAAGCCATTGAAGATGAAAGGTGCTGACGGTCAGGAATATAATGCAATTCAGGTTGAAGCTTATATTTCCAAAGGTGCTGAGGATACTTGGCAGAAGATCCTTGACGGCACACTTCGTGCTTTTTCTATTGGCGGCAGAATTACCAAGAAAGAAGTGATGGCTGGCAAAATGCACAATGGTCGTCCTATTTCAATTATTAAACAGTATGACCTTGGCGAGTTGAGCCTTGTTGATAACCCAGCAAATGCTCTCGCAACTATTGATCTTGTAAAAATGAATAATGATGGTGGATTGAATTACGCACTTGATTGCGATCTTGATTGCCAAATTGAGAAGGCAAAGCAGCCATTGAAAGATCCAAAGGGTGGATTGACGGCTGCTGGAAGAAGGCACTTTAAACAAACAGAGGGTGCAAACTTAAAGCCCGGGGTGAGAGGCGCAGCCAATACTCCAGAGAAGATGCGTCGCAAAGGCTCCTTCCTTACTAGATTCTTCACAAACCCATCTGGCCCAATGAAAAAGCCAAATGGTGAGCCAACACGCTTGGCTTTGTCTGCCGCTGCATGGGGAGAACCAGTCCCGCAGAATGCGCAAGATGCTGCCGCTTTGGCTGCAAAAGGAAGAAGGATGTTGGAAAGATACGCCAACACTAAAAAGAAGAGTTTTTCAGAAAATGACTTTGATGACTCCATGCTGGATACCTTGCTGGAGATTATCACAAGTTCAAATTATGAAGAAGTCGTTCAGGGTATTTCTGAAAGTCAGGAAGACAGCATGATTGATAATGATGTTGTGAATATGCTTCTGGATGATTTGTATGAGGAGTACATGATGGAAATTGAAAAATCTAATAATTGTGGATGTAATGTTGATAAGGAATTGCATAATGTTGAAAAATATGATAATGTAACACCTATGGATAATTTGTCAGAGACAGATACAAAACTGTCTTTTATCAAGAAGTTTATTAATTGGTTAGGTCCAATTGATAATTTAGGACTGGAAAAGTCCGAGCATAGTACTGAAGCTTCAATTGAAGCTGAAGTGAATGTCGAACAAGTGGAGGAACAAGATATGGATATTGAAGTTCTTAAAGAAGCCCTTGGTTCAGTCATTGATCAAAAGCTTAACGACTTTGCGACTTCATTTAAGCAAGAAGTTGAAGAGAATGTTAATGCCAAGATCGAGGAAGTAACTAAGAGTGTAGAAGCTCAGAAAGTAGAGTTGGCTGAGAAGTTGGAAACAACTGAGAAGGCTCTAGAAGTTCAAACAGCAAAAGTTGAAGGCTTTGCCCAAGCTGGTGCTGTGAAGAAGAGCGTTGACCCAGAAGAAGATGAAGAAGGCGAGGAGCTAGTAAAGTCCGCACCAAAATCATTTTGGGGCAATATGTATTTGCCACAGGGGTTAATTAGCTCCTTAGGCTATAAGTCATAAGGTAAGGAGGAAAAACTACTATGGCAACACAAGAAGAAATCCTTGCAAAAGCAGACGAAGTAACTACGAGCGTCGTTGGCAATGCATCAGGTGGTCTGCTTAATGCAGAGCAATCAAATCGTTTTATTGATTTCGTAGTTGATCAATCTAACCTCATGAAGAATTCCAGAGTTGTGCGTATGCGCACACCAACAATGGACATCGATAAGGTGTCGGTTGGTACAAGACTCATGGCTAAGGCAACAGAAGCATCCGATACCGGTTCTAATGCTGCAGTGACTTTCACAAAAGTTTCGCTGTCCAGTGTTAAGCTTCGCCTTGACTGGGAATTGAGCACAGAGTCCCTTGAGGATAACATTGAAGGTGCTTCCTTGGAAGATCACCTTGCTCAGATTATGGCTCGCCAGACAGCAAACGATCTTGATGATCTTTTGATTAACGGCAATACATCTTCGAACAATGCTCTTTTGAAGGCACTTAATGGCTTTACAAAGCTGGCTCTTACGGGCGGCACTGTTGTTGACGAAGCAGGAAATAATATTTCCCGTTCAACATACGACAGAGTTCTTCGTAACATGCCAACTAAGTACCTACAGCGTCGTAATGAGTTGAGGTTCTTTGCAGGTGCAGGCGTTGTGCAAGACACAGCGTTTAGCTTGCAGAATCCAAACTCGGCAACGGCAGCAACCGCTGGAGCTCCAGCTCCAGGTTCGACTTACGGTGAGCAGGCATTCATGAATGGCTCGATCCGTGCGAACGGCGGTCCAGGCGCAACTGGTCTTTCACCATATGGTATTCCATTGATTGAAATTCCTTTGATGCCAGAAACAGTTGCTGGTGATTACTCACCAACATCGGGCAGCCATGGTTATGTAGAGCTTACATTCCCAAATAACAAGGTGATCGGTATCCACCGCGATATCACACTGTACCGTCAGTTCCAACCAAAGACTGACACCATTGAGTACACACAGTTCATGCGTGTTGCAAACAATGTTGAGAATCTTGATTCTTATGTGATTGCAAAGAATGTCAAACTGCGCACTCTTTAATATAAATAATTAATGATGATGGGCGGGGGTGATTATACCCCCGCCTATTATTATGTTAAATTGATTTAAATTCATTTGAATGATAGGATTGGTATATGGT